ACAAGGATCAGATAAAAGTGCCATTCTCTATAGAAACCAGACCGGATACAGTGAACGAAGAAGTTCTGGTAGCCCTTAAGGAAGCGGGGTGCACCACCATCCGGATGGGCATTGAAAGTGGTGTGGATAGGATCCGCAATGGACTTTATGGGCGCAACATGTCCCGGCAGAAGATCCTGGATGCATTCCACACGGCAAAGAAAGTTGGGCTGAAGATCACATCATATAACATCATAGGTGCCCCTACGGAGACAATAGAGGACATCAGAGCGACGATCGCCCTGAATGTGGAGTGTGGTGTCGAGTCGGGTAAGATGACGCTCCTGAGCGTGTTTCCAGGCACCAAGATGTGGGATTATTGCAAAGAGAATGGGTATGAGATCCGGAAGGAGTATCCGGAGAATTATTACGTGGATTCAAATATTACGCATGAAACACTATCTATCAGTCAGTTGATTGATTTAAGGCATGAATTTGAGGAGGCAATATGATTAAAACGTTCGAAGAAATATCAGCCAATATAAATATTATATCAAAATGAAAATAGGAATAATAGGAGCAAAAGGATTCATTGGTCAGGCGATTTACAATCATCTGGAGGATCATGAATTGTGTCGTATTCCTAGAGGAGTGCAAGCCAGGCATTATGATATCATAATTGATGCCAATGGTAGCAGCAGTAAATATAAGGCAGAGCAGGATCCTGTTGAAGACTTTAAAAAGTCAGTGGATTCAGTCATGCATTATGTTAATCATCTTAGTTATGATAAATACATTTACATATCAACCATAGATGCGGGGGTATCCTGGCTCAGTAATTATGGCTTTAATCGCAGTACCGCTGAACAAGTTGTAATGAAATATGCCAAAAAATGGACGATCGTTCGGTTGTGTTCTGTCATAGGAAAAGAAGCGAAGAAAGGCATTGTGTATGATATACTCAATGATAAAAAATTGTTTGTGCAGAAGGATAGTTTGATACAGGTTATACCTGTTAGCGAAGTAGCTAAGAATGTTCCATTTGCATTTTTTAATCATAATAACGAAATTCTTAAATTCTATTCAGATGGGTGTATAGAGGTGGGTGAAATTTGCAACATGTTTGGGAAGAATCCGGAGGTGGATGTTGCTGCAGAAAATCAACTTTATGATGAAGATGGTGATCCGGGATTTTTAACCCCGGAAGAATATTTAAAACAGACGTTTCATGAAAGAGTGGTCAAATCCGTGGAATCCGTTTAACAGTGCCAAGGTGCTGTTGTGGAAAGAGCATTTGGAAGCATGTGCTGAGGAGGATTATTTACCTCCTGTGACAGTGGATATCGATCCATCGAATAAATGCATGTTCGACTGTCCTCATTGTAATGCCTATGACATGATGAGCCACAGCAACAATCTTATGAGTGGTGAACATATGTTAAAACTTGTTGGTTTCCTTGAGCACTGGCGTGGATCCACAAGGCATCATACTCCAATGAGTGCCTGTATTAGTGGGGGTGGAGAACCATATATGAACAAAGAAATGACTACCTTACTCGAAGCTATGTATGGCAATGGTATGGAATCGGGGATTATCACAACTGGGTATCCTATGACGGATAAGGATATCGATGTGGCTGCCATAACGGCACGATGGGTTGGGTTTTCAGTTGATGCGGCAACACCATTAACTTATAATAAAGTAAAAGGGATTACAAAAATTGGTTCTATAAGAAAAGTAATAGAAAATATAAAAAAGCTTGTTAAGCGGGTAGAGCATCATAAATCTAATTGTGATGTGGCTTTTAAATTCTTACTCACACCTGATAATGCCAATGAAATATATGACGCAATAGTCCTGGCTAAGCAAATAGGGGTAAAGGATTTTCACCTTCGTCCAGCCGGATGGGATAATCTGTCAAAAGTAAGTGAGAAACCCAAATTTGATCAGAATATTATAAGTTATATAAATTCCCAAATAGAAGCGGGAATGAAATTGGAGACAAAAGATTTCAGGGTATTTGGGGTTCGTCATAAATTTAATCCTGATTTCTCAAGAAAAATACCATTCTCCCGTTGTTGGGCCATACCACTTATCCCAACCTTTGGTGCCGATGGCAATGTTCATCTGTGCTTTGACATGCGTGGGCGCGAGGATTTAATACTTTGTCGACATGATCCGGATCCATATGAATTGTTGCGGTTTTGGAATACAGATAAACACCGGGAAATAATTCGCAGTGTGCAAGTAGAAGATTGCCCAAGGTGTACCTTTGGTGCATACAATGAGATAGTAGAGAAAGTTATTATTAATGATTCAATGTGTAAATATTTTCCATAAATGAAAGATCCTATTTTAATAACAGGCGCGGCTCGATCAGGTACCAGTATGATCGCGGGTATAATCAATATATGTGGTGCGTTCGGTGGAAATATGTCTGGCCCCAATAGCAGTAATCAGAAGGGTATGTTTGAGAATGCCATCATACGTAATAACATTGTCAAACCATATTTCCGTCAGATTGGAGTTGATCCCTTGGGGCAGTATCCTCTTCCAAATGTCAATGACATGATTATCCCCAGAGATTGGAAAAGCAAAGTAGAGCAGGTCATGATTGATCAGGGATACAAGGATGGGCCGTGGATGTATAAAGGAGCTAAGATGTGTCTGCACTGGCCGGCATGGCATTATGCTTTCCCCAATGCCAAATGGATTATTGTCAGGCGCAGGACCGGTGACATTGTGCAGTCCTGTATGAAAACCGGTTTTATGAAAGCGTTTAACAATCAGGCAAATCAACAAGCAGTTGGTGTTAAGGATGCACAAGAAGGTTGGCTTTGGTGGGTACGTCAGCACATTGATCGCTTTGTTGAAATGATTGAGGATGAGAACGGACCCAACTGCAAACAGATCTGGCCACATCGAATGGTTGATGGGGATTACCAACAACTGTATGAAACAATCGACTGGCTCGGTTTGGAATGGAAAACCGAAGTGCTCAATTTCGTGGACCCGCTGTTATGGCATAGTAGAAATCAATTAAAACAACCATCCAATGGTGTACTTGATAACGGGTAAAAAAGATGCGGGCAAGACCACCTACGCAAAACGTCTTGTCCAAGAAATGAATGATGCCGGTATTGCCGCAGTTGTTCTTGACGGTGACGAATTTCGTGCAGAAACCGGGAACGAGGATTTCACTGATGAGGGAAGACAACGGAATCTGATAGGTGCGGCCAAGGTGGCTGCAGAACTGGAAAGACAGGGAAACTTTGTCGCTGTTGCATTTGTATCACCGAGAAAGGCATGGCGTGAGGCAATGCGGCTGTTTTGGAAAGAGTCCCGGGTGATTTATTTACCTGGTGGAACGCTCTGGCCAAATACTACTTATGAAATACCTGATGATGAAGAATTTAATATAAAGAGGAACTAATTATGGCACGAGTAACAGCTGATGGAGTTAAAGAGATTATACCCGGTACCACACTTGGTAATCCAGCAATCGATGTGTATATAACCGGGGCAAATCTGGTGGTGGATCAAATGCTTACCGATTCAGGACTCAGCGATGCTATTCTTACAGAGATAGAACGCTGGTACACGGCACATCTGATTGCATCTACAAATTATCGGCTTCCCGCCCGGGAAAAGTTGGGTGATGCCGAGATCGAATACGGAAGCAAGGTGGAATATGTGGGAAAAGGATATGACCGGTTGTCTGCCACACCGTATGGACAAATGGTCCTGGACCTGGATTCTACCGGAACAATGAACAGAGTGGGAAAGAGAGGAGCGAGAATCTTTGCTATACAAAGTTTTGACGACTGATGAGTATACACGATATGTTGGTAAGTAGCTGCACACAGACAGCGGTGTACTGGGGCAATCCGGTAAATGATGGTTATGGTGGGCATACCTTCGATGACCCCGTGGAAATTCTATGCCGGTGGGAAGACAAGACCGGTACCTTTATGAGTAACAAAGGGGAACAGCTATATTCCAAAGCAGAAGTGTATACTCTGCAGGACGTAGATGAAAATGGATGGTTGTTCCTGGGTGGATTAATTGATCTGGATTATACAAGTGATCCAAAGGCACAGGACAATGCCTATGAGATAAAGAGATTTGACAAATCTCCGGCATTGGGATCCACAACAGTATTTGTACGAAAAGCATATTTGTAATGGCACTGCAGAAAAGATTTACAGGAAAAGGTTCTTATTATTCCATGGCTGGTCGGGGTGGTACCACGGCTGCCAGTAGGAAGTTTGCCGGTATGGATAGGGTTATATCTAATTTACAAAAGGAACTTAATGGGATAAGAATTGGTTCTGCCCACGGATTAGTGGAAGCCGTGGAATTTATACACGCTGAAACCGAGAGAACACCACCGCTGACCCCTGTAGATACTGGAAATCTCCGGAGCAGTTGGTCCACCATGTTCTTCCGCAAAGCAGGGCAGAGTGTAATTATATTTGGGTACTCCGCGAATTATGCCCTGTATGTTCATGAAATGATTGGGCCAATTAACTGGTCCCGACCTAACTCAGGTGCGAAATGGTTTCAATACGCAATAAACCGTAACGTTAGTCGGATACTTTATTTTATTCAAATCAATGCGAAAATAGGAAGATGAATGCACCATCAGTAGATATAAAAGATATGTTGGAGGATAGTTCCTCGGGAATAGATTTAACATTTGCTATTAACTTATTCATTGGACAAGAACCCAACACACCTGATGATACGGTAACAATATTTGATACTGTGGGGTTCCCGGATCAATTAACTATGGACAGAACTGAAAAATATGAATACCCAGCTATCCAGATAAGGGTTCGCAGTAATAATTACATAACTGGATGGAATCTTATAAATGAAATAAGGAACTCACTTCATGGTCGTGGGCAAGAGACTTGGAATGGGGCTTTATATACTGTTATTACCACGATGGGAGGGCCAGCCCTTC